AATGTAGAACGAGTGCTAACCGGTGTTGAACCCGATGGAGTTACAAATGCTTCCAATGTTACCGAACCCGAACATATCGCAGAACCTCTCATTACACCCCATGCATTTTCTAAAGAACCAGATGTACCAGCTCCTGCTGCTACAAATTCTTTTGCGTTAAATATTCTATAATTTACCATTTTTTATTTTTTTATTGATTGTTTTAATTCACTTAATAATTCATAGGTCATCATCATTGCCGATAAGTGTTGTTCTTTAATTTTTTTAACAGATTTAATCTTTCTAATATTTGCAATAGTTTCTGCTAATTTAATTTTTGTAACTTTGTCAGAAATTTTAGAACCAACTTCTTTTAATCCTTCTACCAATTTAGTTACTTCGTTTGAAACATATTCACTTAACTTACCAGTATTATTGATATTATTAATATATTCTCTTAACAATCCCTTTTGGTCGTTAGTAAGATTACTATATTTGTTATTAAAAGATTCAACTAATAATTTATAAGATACTGCTCTTAAATCTTCGTCTTGTTTTCTATATTCTTCCAAAACTGCATCTTTTACTTTTACATCTTTATTTTGAATTGATGAATTGATAATGTTTTCTGCAATTGTAAATCTAGATGAAACTATATCGGTTGGGTCAAATTGTTCATCAACTATCACCGTTTCAAATATTTTATATATAGATGCCAATGTTTTGTAATTAGAAATTGGTGATTTTATAAACTCATCTAAATTATAGGTTTCCTTAATTTCTTTAATAAGGTTATACTTTTCTTTTGTAAGTTTTTTCTCATCAATTTTTTTACGAGCTTCCAATATTGTATTTATAAATTGTTCAGCTTTTGATTCTGAATTATATTTTTCGTTTATCAAATATTGATATAATTTTAATTCTTTAGATAACTCTTTTTTAGAATTAAAATGTTCTTTTAAAATTTTTTCTGCAACAGATTTATCTGAAGACATGATTTCGGATGTGATTTGTCTTACCAACAATTCAAATATGAATCCAGTATTTTTAAATTTAGAATGCTTTATTTTTTTCATCAATTGATATTATTTATCAGATATAAATATGTTTTTATATTAGTTTATTACTCTTTTGTTAAATCTTCGGTTAAAATAGTTTTTTTATTACCATTCATATCTTTGAAAACTTCTAAATACGATATTTTTCTTGGTTTGTATTTTACCGAGCCTTCTTTGGCTTTAAGTGTTTTAATACCCAATGGGTCTCTACCATCTTTGTGGTCATCTTTACCATATCTAACTACATCTTTAGGCCTGCCAATTGTAGCTTCATTTTCTAATTCGGAATTTATAGAATTAATTTCTTCTTCTACATCCGTTGGGCCATCGGTACCTGTTGGTTTTGCCGGGTCCATACCCTGTGTTTCTATTGAGTTTAATCTAAATGTTTGTTTAGTATCTTCCAATACTTGCATAGACATTTTATCTTGTTCGTCTTTTGCCATATTTAAAATAGCCTCATACATCCACTCTTTTGAAACCATTTTAGTTTGTTGCATTTGTTGAATCAATTGTACTTTTGAACTATATAATTCAACTTTTTCTTGTTCGTATATCTTAGATGGTATTGTCAACTCTAATGTAAAGTTTGTCAATCTATCATCATCGATTCCTTGTGCATATAAATGGACTATTGCTATCTTTGTCAATTCCGATACCATCACTCTTTGGATTCTTTCAATTGTTTTTGCAAATCTAACATCCATTGCAGCAAGTGTTGCTTTACCATTCGTATCCTCTTCATATCCTAAGAATGCTTTTGGAATTTGTAAAGCTGCCATCAACTTATTTTTTAAATAGTTGATATCGTCAATCATATTATATTCTAAACCTTTTAGAGTATCAATTGAAGTTCCATTATCACTACCACGAACTGGCATATAATAATCTTCAACTAAATTTTGCATATTATATTTTAAGTTATACTCACCAGTTCTTTCATCAACAAATGGAACTTTTTTAGATGAGTTGATAATTTTTTGCATGTAGTTATCTACCTCATTTGGTGGAATATTACCAACATCTACCTTAAATATTCTCTTTTCAGGAGCTCTCATTACTCTGTGAATCAACATAGCGTCTTCCATCAATTGTAATTGTTTCCAAACTCTTCTACCACCTTCAATCATAGATTTTCCGTAAGGTAAGAAGTTTGAATCACCATTTAATCTAAAGTGTGCTATTTCATAATTCTCATATTCTTTCTTAGGTGTAGATGATACTCCTGAATATGGATTTTGATAAGGTGCGTATATAAATTTAACTCTTTGTGGGTTATTTGCGTCGAATCCTTCAACTCTACTCATTTCGTATGTTGATAGAGGTAATACATTCACAACTCCTAATTCTTCGGCCATTTCTAATTGTAAATAAAAATCACCATACTTAACCAAATTTCTTGCCCATGGCCATAAATTAAATTCAACATTAAGAATATCGTAAAATAGATTTTCTAATATTTGTTTAATTTCTGCATCTTCATGATGAATTTTTAACACATTTCCAAATTCATTTCTTGCAGTACATTCATCTGCATATACATTTAATGCAGCAGATAAAATAGGGTCACTATCCATTGAATCATAATCTCTAAATAAATCGATACGAACTTGTTGATATGCCATAGATGACTCTACTGCACCAGATGCATAGTTACTAACTTTCAACTTCATAAATCTGTCTACTAGATTAGTAGTCATATTTTGATACTCATCGGTATCAATGACTTTAATGCCTGCTTCCGTTTTACGGACAATAGTATTTGTTGAAAATAATTTTTGTAACCTGCTAAATATTGTTTTTTCTGCCATTTTATATAATTCTATTTTTCTAAATATACGGAAAATATTTGGTATTACCAAACATTACCACTTCCTACAAGACCAATATCTTGCTTTTGTTCTTGGACCTGGATTATCACAATTGTGTCTAGCTCTAAACGATTTTCTCGCTTTTGGGTTAGATTTTCTTATTTTCATTGTTTTCTCACCCTTAGCCGCTGCAGATGTTCCACCATGTCCAAAGTTTACTTTAACAACATTGCCTGCTGGGTTTTTTACATAAACTTTAAATTTCTTAACATCACCTCTCATTGGTTTACCTAAAGATACTTCTCTACCCTGATATTGTGCTTCATATACACAATTACAATTTGCCTCAGACAATTCTTTGTTATATTCTCTCATAAAAATGACAAAACTTTTTACATCTTCTTCATTTTCTACATCATATTCTATTGGGTCTATTTTACCATAGTTAATATCGGTATCCATATGGTTTTCCTTTACAGGAACACAATTTGGTACTTCTCTACCATCTTTTTTTTTAGTTCCTACCATTTCATATCCTTTCCAACAAGGATTTTCCATTTCTTTTAACGGAATTAAATTAATTAGTCTCATATTACAATAGTTTCAACATATAAATATAAAAAAATTACTTAAGTAACCAAGTTAGGTTTTCTATTTCTCCCTTGCGTACTTCCATTTCATATGGGTTTGGTTTATTTTGCCAATTTGAAGAATAAACACCCGTATTAGAATTTATAGTAGTTGCGTTTAACATATTTTTTGTTAAATCTATTCCTTCTTGTTTTAATCTCAATGCGGTATTACGAACCCAAAGTCCAATACCTAATGCCATAATAAGGTCATCATTATATCCTTTCATTGCTTCCGCTCTACCATTATTCCAAATGAATGTAAACATTTCATCTATCAATCTACTTGAACGAATTAAAATATCTTTATCGTTCATATAAGTGTCTAATGCTGAAATTATAAGTGGTCGAGTTTTTGTTGTTGTTGAAAATCCTGCAACCATCTGTCTTTCATCTCTATAATATTTGTTGGACATTTGTCTTTCGGTGTCAATATATTTCAAATCATTACTCATATAGAATAAATTTTGATATGCTCTATTGATAATTTGTTGAATACATGCCCACCCCACATTTGAATTCTCCACTACTAAAAGTGCGTTATTATATTCGGTTGCCAATGCAGTTAAGAAGTTTCCAAAATCTTTTGTATCAATTTTACCTCTATATTCCGCAACTTGTGAACTATCTTCGATGTCTATAACTTGTGCAGTAGAATAATCAGCCCCGTCTCCTCGCGCCACATCCGCCACAACCATATATGCTCTATTATAATTTGGATGTTCCCAAACCCAAAGATTACTATCAAATCCTCTTTTTTCAACCGGTTCCATAACATAGGTATCTTTATACCATGTTAATAATGCGGGTTCAAATACTGTATCTCCTGAACCAACAAAGTCACAATCACATTCTTGTGCAGCACCTTTAATTCCCAAAATACGGGTTTGTTCATCTCTCCATGCCTGATTTCTTTCTGGATGTTTTGTCCAATGTAAATTGATATTGTTAAATCCGTTTTGGCCACTTTCACCATCAACCCACATTTTATGGAACCAGTTACCCACACCATTTGGAGTAGATAATACAATTGCATTACCACCTGTTGATAGGGTCGATTGTGCCGATAACCAAATTTCGTCAATATCTCTAATGAATGCAGCTTCATCCACAACTAACAATGATAAGGCTTCCGAACGACCCGCGTCTGGAGAACTTGCGATTGCTTTTACTTGTGAACCATTTTTTAATTTAAGGGAAAGTTTATTATCTTCTACCGATGAACTACCACCATCTCTCAACCAAACAGGAAGTAAGTCGTGCATAACTCTTACCTTCTCTACCAGATTCTTCGCTACGGTCACTTTGGTTGCGATTACCAATGCATTAAAGTCTTGATTGAATAACATCTTCCATAAAATAAACCCCGCAGATAAGGTCGATAGACCCAATTGACGAGATTTTAAAATAATGTTAAAACGATTTTCTTTGAAGTCGGTTAAACATTCTTCCTGGAATGGATAAAGGTGAAAGGGTACTTTTCCTCTCACCGGGTGTTGAATGATACAATACTTTTTCATAAAGTAAATGGGGTCTAGCGCACATTTACGATATTCTTCAGCTATTATTTCTTTTAATGTTTTCTTAGGTTGCCCCTGAACTCCCATTATTTTTTGAATTTAATCTTCCAGTATACACCACCACCAATGTAAGGTGACAATGCTCCACTTGTACCATCGGTTGTTCTATTTGCTGCACCAATACCTAAATGAAATATCTTATCTTGCTTTGTATTAATTAAAACACCCAATCCTAAATGCGATACAACATCTGCCTTATTGAATCCACCTTCCAAACCATAGAATACTTTGGTCTTTGGTAATTCTTTTACAATTGTTGTTTCTTTAATAGTTCTTTGTTTAACACTTGCGTTAAAAGTTCTACCAAATATTTTGTTTTGAGTAATAGTATCAATTAAAGATACAGTTCCTAAACTATCTGGTAAATTTAATGTATCTTTGTAAATGTTCTTTGCAAAATAATCTTGCAACAAAGCCTGAGTATCTACAATTGTAGGAATAATTACTTCTTTAATTGTTTCGTGGTAGATATCTTCACCTTTCTTAGTTACTACTTTTGTTTTAACTATTTCAAATGTATCAATTTCATGTTTAATAAGTTCATATTTTTTACCATCAACTTTTACAATTTCACCAGTTCCTTTTTTGTTTCCACCACATTGTTGGAAAACTACTACTACAATCAATAATGCGATTGCAATGTTTTTTAAATTTAATAAATTTTTCATATTTTATTTTTTAATTAATTCAGGATGATTTAACTCAACCAATTTTTCTTCTAATAATCTTTTTCTTTCTATCAATAATTCAATGGCCTCATACGCTCCATCGATGTCTTTTTTTAAATCTTCTTTTACTTTTTCAATGTCTACTTCCCATGACCATTTTTCAATTCTACCATCTTCTGTAACAATTTCCATTTGTTGTTTTACGCCGCGCAAAGCTTCTTCCATTTTGTCTTTGTACTCTCTAACATAACCAAGTTTATTATTTGTTATTTTATAATCTTCATAAAAAGGAAATGTACCATCTATTCTCAATCCAGTTTCAAATTTTGCCAAACAAGTTGCACACATTCCAGTTTTACTAATTAACTTTTTGTCTGCCCAACTATATGGAACCGTTTTACAATCTTCATTAGAACAATGGCTTAATTTGTTTAAGAAATCTCTAACATCGTCCATTTCAGTAACGACTGTCTTAAATCCCTTTTCCTGTCTCCATTCTTTACCATCACCATCTACCCACGTTTCACCAACTTCTCTTTTTGTTTCGGTTTCTTTTTCATAACCAAAAGATTTTTTATTGTTGTCGTCTCTGCCAAATACCGTATCTATAATTAGTTTACGGGTTTTGTGCATTCCTTTTGATTTCTCATCAAAACTTTTTCTTTTTGCCATATTTCTATACTTTTATAACTGTTTCTTTATAATATATATATCAAAATTATTCCTAAAAAAATCGATACTAACCTCTCATTGCCTGTTTTACCAATGTAACTGCCTGTTTTTTAACACGCATTGCATCATCGTATTTTAATGCAGATTTAACTAAAATTATATTTCCTGTATCTGGATTTTTAATTTTAGTTTGTAATACTTTATCAACTCTCTTTTTAGTTTTAGGGTCTAATGTTTTTAATTTTGATTTTAAATCTTTTGGTTTTTTTGTATCCGTAGATTTTCTAGCAATTTCTGCTTTTTTGGTCGTAACTACTATATTTGCAAAAACATCTTTGTCAAACTTAGGATAAACTTGATTGAATATAACTTTCTTTTCTTTTG